GAACTGCCATAACTTTTCTACTTCTTTAAACTTAGCACCTTTAAAGGCTCTAGGATAAAGTTCTCGAGACTTATCTATAAGTTCTCTTAGTTCTGGCATAGACCTTCTAAGTATCAAAGCTCTATGCTCTGATATATGGCAGTAACGCAATGGGTCTATTAACATTGCAAAACTTTTACCACCACCTGCTGCTCCACCGTAAAGAACATCTTTTTCGGATGCAGCTAAGAAATCTGTTTGAGGTCCTTCGTTAGGCATAAATGCCACATGAGAACCTGTATTATCTAAATGTTTTTGTATCTGATCAGGAAGTGTTTTACTTTCTTCCTTTGTGATAACATTAGATGTTAAAACTTTTTCTTCAGTGTCAAGTTCTTTCTTGACTCTTGCTAAACTTCTTGTTAGCTTTTGAACTTTCTTAGACTTCTTAGTTAATTTGTTTTTAGCTCTTACTGTTAATTGCAAATCTGAAAGCTCTGAATTCTTTGGTCTACCGGGCTTACGCTTTGGTGTACCATCTTTCTTTAGTATATAGCTCCCGTCAGGGTTTGTCAAGTAATTTTTAGGATTTTTTTCCCAGTCTGTCATATATTTTATCTACGTATTTTTTTAATCCGGGTCTTGACATCTTTCTATTTGTTTCAGCTTCTAACCAATCTACCCCAATGCCTAGGCTAATTTCTTCATGAAAAACAGATTCAGCTACTTCCTTAAGCACAGCCAACTCTGTTTCTATTGGTTTTAGATAACCATCAAAGTTTTCATCAAGTTCATACCCAAAAGGTATAGTTGAAGAAGTTCTTCTGATATAGTTATCAGGGACAAACATTTAGATTATCCACATAATTATAAAAGCTGATATAAAACCTATACCACACCATATACCCCACACTTGCATGTCTGTAAGATCATTAGTATTAATAATACTATTTATTTTCTTTTCAATTTTATCTTTCATTGTTTTGTTCCTCTTGTTGTTTATTTTTTTTGCCAAATATTTTATCCCAGTTATCTCTATAGTCTTGAGTATAAAATCCTGGTCTAGGATTAGCACCTTTACCACCATGAGTCTTTTTATAGATTGGTGATTTAAATGTTATTGGTTTTTCGTCACTGCCTATTTGTTTACCCATTACTTAAACATTTTCCAAACTTTATTAATTCTTCCACACTTCATTAAAATGTGTATTTTTTTAAACATTTTTACCATTTAACTCTATTAGCCCAATAAGCAGCCGACATTTTGCCTTTGGCAATATTCTTTCTATGTCTTGCTTTAAAAGACTTTCTTTTCATTTTAGTTTTACGAGACTCACCTGATTTAGGTTTACCTGCAGTCTTAGCACCTTGTTGTCCAAACCGTATGGTTTTTATTTTATCACCTTCTTTTGCAACAACAATATGTGACTTAGTAGGATGATTAGGAGTACGTTTAGGTTTATTATAACCACTAACTCCTGCTCGTTTTAATCTTGAATCTGCTTTACCACCTTTAGCCATTCTAAACTTTGCAGTCTTTTCTGCAATTTTTTTAGGTTGAGCTGAGTGTTGCTTACCGGCAGCTTTGTCTTTACGTTTGGCTGCTGTAGTAGCTGCATACTCGGAATCACTTAAAGACTCTCGTGCAGCTTTGGGTAGATATCTTTCACCTGTATCACTAGACTTCTTGCCAGACTTAGTTCCCCAGTCTTGTTTGCTCCAGTCTTTTAAAGACTTTTGAGATTTTGCAAGTGCCATTATTTATATCCTCCACCAGCTTTCTTGTAAGCTTTAGCTAGTGCCTGTGCTTTACGTGCAGACCATTTACCGGCTGCAGTACCATGTGAAGCTTGTGACTTTATTCTTTGGAATATCTTTTTGCGTTTAGTTGGTTGAGTGTAGTTACCTGCAGCATTTACAGTTGAACCACCCTTTCTAAATTGTAATCTTTCTAATAACATTAATGTACTATCCTATCTTCTTCTTTTGGAATTATGTTTAAGTATTCTTTTTCTAAATCATCATTCACATAGATGCTATCTAACTCTCCGACAACAACCAAATGGTTCTGAGCTGCAGCTAGTTCTGCTTGTTCATATGTTGAAGCTACAATATTAGGACCTGTAAAGGTTGTACCGTAAGCTTTAATTTCAGTCAGAAATATCTTCATACTCTCCATCTTCAATATCTAGTGGGGCTTTGTCAGGCATTAAAAAAATACCACCTGCATTCATGTTGTGAGTAACATCTACTTTATCTACTTTAGTTACACCTACTCTATCTAAAAGAGTCTGTGCTGCTGTAAGTTTATTGTTTGCTTGAATGATGGGTTTCTTAGAATCCATAATTTCTATAAGTTTAAAAGCTGCTTTGGGAGCTGAGTTAGCTAGAATCTCTTGAGTTATTTCTAGTATCTCAGACTTGAGAGTCTTAACAACATGATGATAGTGACTTTTGTACCCTGCAAGTTCTGCAGCCTTTTTAGCATCACCTTCGCATTCAATAAGGTTTTCTACAAAAGACTCTTGTTTAGGTGTTAGTTCACGTTTTGTTTGTGCACTGTCGATGCTTGGTAATATAGCCATGTTCTTTATTATAGCTGCACCTGAGAAATTTGTCAAGCTTTTAAAGTTTTTTTCTTTATACTATTGACAAAAGTGAATTGAGGATGTATAATAACTTTAGTGCCCCCCGGGTTAAAGCATACCTCAGAGCTCCCTGCTCACATGCTAAAACAACCTCTAGCACCCTTCAACTTATCCTTAAAATAATACCTATCTACTATAAAGATTTTGAAGTCTTTATGTCTCGGGTTGTAAACTAGATATAGAGCTATCTGGTTAATGGGATATTTGCTGTAAAATGTGCAACCATGCTATAGATATATAGGTGGAGGGGTATGGTCTCCTGCCTACCCTTTGGACGTATAGACCTAGGAGACTTCGGAGTCTATGTTATTGAGGATAAGTACTCTAGAGTCTATGAGGTCTTTCATGTTACGTTTATATTGATTATTGATGAATCACTTGTTAGACTTCAAAGTTTAAAAAGTCCCATATTATAGTTAAGTTTCCCGTAAATCCTCCTAGGTCTTTGAGAACCTACTCAGCTTTCTTCTGCACATAGGACACTAGTGTCTTTTCTCTCACCATCATACTAGTTTACAAAGTCCTATAAGGTTTAAAGTGTTTCGATGTTAATATAAATCATAGTTTTGACATATCATGACTACAAAGATCGTCAAGTGTCTTCGATGGAACTGGGAAGCCCAGCACTTGACAATCTTTATAACGCCATGATATGTTGTTTCTATGTGCAGAAGAAAACTTCCTAGAACCTCAAAGACCTTGGAGGATTTTCTCCTGTTTGTTAACTATAATATGGAGACTTTTATGTCAAATATATATATAATGCTTAAAGATCGTGATGATGTTGAATATCGTTGTGATTCATTAGGTGAAGCTTTAGCAGTTGCTAACTACTTAGTTAGTAAGTATGGAGCTTACAAAACTGTGGAATCAACTAGCAGTACAATGCTAGAAGATTTCGAAACACTAACTAGCTATTTTAATTCAAAGGAGGTAAACAATGGCTAACAATAATCAATATAAACTTCAATCAGCAGAGAGATATCTGGCATCTATTACAGGTAAACCACATGCTGCTAAAAATGCTAGTAATTACTGGACAACCTGTAAAATGCTGATTGATGCATACAAAGAAAAGCTAAGTGCTTCTGTGTTGAAAAAACATAAGCATTTAGCTACAAAGAACCTAACTGGCAATTATGGTAATCCTTTGTATGCTAACATGAATTCAACATATGTAGTTGAGAAAAAACTAACATTGTTGGATGTTCAGACTATGTATGTTAATGCCTTACATGGTAAATTCGATAAGAAGTTCATCAAAGAGCTTCTTGATTCTACTGAGAACTACTTTGCCGAAGAAGCAAAGAAGTCTAGTACAGCATAACTTCTTATCGAGTTGAATTCAAAAACCTCAAAGTCTTCGATAGGCTTTGGGGTTTTTTTCTGTCTCCTAGGTCTATACGTTTTTTTATTTGGAGACCATTCCCTCCATATTATTTTATAATATATTATAGTATATCATAGTATAAATTAATTATGGGGCAAATAAATATGGTTTGGGCTGGATGTTGAGGGCGATATTATACCATATTTTATATTATTTATGCAAATTATGTGTCAATTATGTAATATTTATGTTACATTTATGTGAATTTTATATAAAAAATATATAAAATATTTAATTTTTTAATATATTTATTTATTATTAAGTATACTTGGGGTTGACAAGCTGGAAAAAGTGTGGCATCTTGTATAGGCAGTCGGCACAAGCCGATTGAAAATCTTATATATGTTCACAGGAGGGCACTATGGATAAACAAAAACAAAATAAACTTGAATATTACACCGACTTTGAGGGACTTGAAGTCAATTTTGATGATGAACCAAACGAATTATATGATTCATCTGATGATAATATGGTTGAGAGAGATCACTTAGATATTACTGAGTGGTGTATGAATCTTGAGACACTCGAAATCATAGATGATATGATGTTTAATTATTTGGAGGACTAAAAATGTCAGGTAAAAAACGATTAACTAAATCTCAAAGAGCAATTAATTCTGCAAAGTTTGAAGATATTAAATCTACAAAACACAGAATTATTGTTAGCTTCAATGATGAAGAGAAAGCAAAAAGATACCTTAGATCAAAGGGTTATAGGTATCAAGAAGTTTATTCTTTCAAAGAAGATAGAGCTTTGTTATACAAGAACTTCAAAAATTCTTGGGTAAAATTAGCATCATCATTTGATTATCTTAATGATAATACTATGGAGATGGGAACAGTTTGGAATATTGAAACATTATAATTTAGGAGATAATTATGAAAAATTTACTTAGAACAATTTTAGATAAAGCTGAAGAAAACAAACTCATGTATAGAATTGATGCATATCAATTATGGAATGAGAATTGTGAAGATATGATAGTTCCTTGGGGCTATGACCAAGATAAACTTATTGAAACTTTGAGGGAAGTTGAACTTGACCCTAGAGGTGGAAATATAAGTTTTATGCCAGAATCTGAAGTTAAAACTCATAAACAATTAATAAAGTTTTTACGAAAAGAAGCTATAGATAATTGTTTTGATGATTATTTAGAGTTTTTTAAAACCTGTGATGATGATGAAATTATTAAAGAGTTTCCTAAAGAATATCATTGTGGAAATTATGTAATTATGTGGGAAGTGTATAATACAAACGAAGAATGTTTGAGTGATTACCATACAGGTCTTAATAAATATTTTGATCTTTCTAAAATATCAGATACTTGGGGTGAAGAAATGTTTAACTTTAGTAAGGGTTTAAACTAATACTCTTAAGTATACTTGGGCTTGACATTTGCTTTCGTTTGTGGCATCTTGTAAAGCGAATCGAGGGCAAAGCCTTTTCGGATATAAAGTAAAAGAGCTGACAATAGATCAGATAAAATAATATCACTTTGTATTCAGGGACTTGGAGAAACACCAGCGAGATATATAATACAAAATAACCTGCATGAAACTCCCCCGAACCATACAGACATTATTGTGATTGTATGTGTAAATTCCCAGTTGCTAGTTGATGGGTACAAATAACTAGCACCTTTATTAACCTTAATAAACTATGGAGATAGTAAATATGTCAAAATTGATATACAGCAGAAATGGTAGTGAGACTACTAAAAGCATTGATAATGCATCACCTATGATTAAAGCAATATGGAATCAAGCACACTTCTTTGGTGCTAATATTGTTAGAGTCAGAGCAGAAAAGAATAGATTTGGTAATGACACAGGTCGTACTTTTAATTCTTTTCATCATGGTAGAGTATCAGTCTACAAGCAAAAAGATAAAGTACATGAGAACAATGCTTTATACTTTGCTAGGAAGATACCTCTTACTAAAGTAAACAAAGGTATGCAAATACTTGAAGTTGCTTCTAGTCTTGATGTCCAAAACACTTTGGATACTATTGATGCTATTCAGTATTATTCAGAGACTTCTTTCTTAGGAAGACTTTGGAACAGAATTAGATATGGTACTCCCATGTCTATCACATCCTAGTTTGTGTAAGGAAGAACTAGGAAAGTGTTGACAGGCACTATAAAAACCGATAGTTATGTTGCTGTTGGAGGAGTTGGTAGTTATCTTCGGAACTAAAAAACTACCATTATTTTAACGCTAATATTTAAGGAGATAATTATGGCACAGATGAGAGTAAAAGATCAAGACCTAATCGTAGAGCAGGTCATCAATAAAATTGAAGAGAATGAACTTGGGAAGTTTAAATCTCGTGAAGATGTTCAAGCAATGAAAAATATCATAACTGAAAGAATTGCTATGATTGAAAACCTGTACAATACTTATAAAGAGTATGAGGAAAACATTAAAGATGATGTCAAAGAACTTACAAATTTAGTTAAAGAGTTCCAAGAATCAAATAAACTTGAGTATTCTAGGTATTCTGTAGAGCAAGGTTTTCAATTAGACAAGGTTGGTTATGGAGTAGGAGTTCCTGAATACAAAATACTTTGGAACTTACCTTGGAAAACTAAACATGATTTGACTACTAAACTCAGACTTCAAACTATGAGTGGAGACTTTGATGTCTACAAACTTATTGAGGAGTTGACAGAAGAGTTCAGTTCGTAGTATAATAGTTTTGTAGTTAGGAGTGAGCCTTTGTAAAAACCTTTCTGTATCAATTCGGTTGGCTTGAAGAGGTTAAGGATAAAAGTAAATAAGAACTAAACCACCATGCACTAACTACAACAGTTGCTAGACCTGTAAAAGCTAGACCTAGTAAAACTAGCACCAATGCTGACGAGCTATCAGTCTTTTGGGTAAGACCCACAGTTTATACTGATATAAATTAAACAACTGAAAACCTATGGTTTGCTAGTATCCATACAAAAACTAGCACTTAATTTTAAAGGAGATAATTATGCAAACTATATATCAAATCGTTGAGGAAGTATGTGCAAGAGATTTTCCAGTCCTTGCAAGACTATCTGATACACAACAGAAAAAACTTATAGACATTATTTATGAAGATGTATTGTCAGGAGATAATCCTACTGAGATTGCAGAGCATAAACTTTATGATTACATTGAAGAGTTTATTGCAAAAGCTATCAGTGTTTCTATTGATGATGTCGTTGATTTTTATGAGGAGAATACTAATGCCTAAATATAATTTGCTATCTAGTGGTAGCACCAAGATTGAAAAGAGCAACAAACTATCTGACAAATATTTCAGTCGGATAGTTTACCTAGCACCTGATGATCTAGCAGATGGCAAGAATACTTTGTGTCCATATGCAAAAGTTGCCAAGTGTAGTGAAGCCTGTTTGAACACAGCAGGTATGGGTAAATTCTCTAATGTTCAGCAGTCAAGAATTAGAAAGTCTTTGTTGTTTTTAAATGACCGACAGGAGTTCATGAGACAGCTTGTACAAGACGTAAATAAATTCTTAAGGGAGTGTGATAGGTTGGGTAAAAAACCTGCCCTACGTCTTAATGGTACAAGTGATATTCAATGGGAAACTATTGAGGTTGATGGGTACAAAAACATATTTGAAATGTACCCACAGATACAGTTCTATGACTATACAAAAATCCCCACAAGAAAGGTAGAACACATACCTAATTATCATTTGACTTGGAGTTATTCCGAAGCTAATGATAAGTATGCTACTATGTTTGACAAAGTATCAAACAATATTGCAGTAGTCTTTCGTGATGTTCTACCTAAAGTGTTCAAGGGTTTGAAAGTAATTGATGGGGACAAACACGACATGAGATTCTTAGATGATACTCAAGTTGTAGTTGGACTTGTTGCAAAGGGGCAAGGCAAGAAAGATAATTCAGGCTTTGTAATTGATAATATAATAAATGCGAGGGCAATATAATGTATATACTAGATATAGAAGAGAAACAAAAAAAATCAGATAACTCTGATACTGAATTGGATAGAAAGTTTGAAGAACTTTATGATGGTATTGAAGATATAAAATATAAACAAGAAGATTGTGAATCTGATATTGATAATGTTCAAAACGATATTCAAGATTTACAACTTGATGTGAGTAGTATGGAAAGAACCATTGAAGACTTACAAGATACTATCCAAGAACTACAAGATAAACTAGAGGAGATACAAGACTAATGGATAACTTAACTAAATATCAAAGAGTAGAAAAAGCTGTAAGCAAAGCATTCTTTCAAGGGTGTGGTTTGTTTTTTAAATATTATAAACTTGACACAGACGAACACCAACAACGAATGCTATTGACTGTATCAGATATTAAATACAATGCTGATAGTGAAATCTTAGTAGGTGGTTGTATCAATACTGATGGGGATTACAGACAATTCTTTTTAGAAAACATGGAGTCTGTTAAACCTTTTCAGTATGTGTCTATTGACTAAAGGAACTTTTTATGATACAATACAAAAAGATTAAGGTGTCAGCTAAAGTAAAAGCTAAACATACAATATCAGATTATTTGATGAAGGTGTTTGATGGGTTGAAACATAATCCATTAGACTTTATAGATGATTGGGAAACCATGACAACAAAAGAACAAGAAGCAGTAATAGATCAAGTCAGCTTGTTTGAGGACAGGATACATAAACTGCTTGGAGTTAAATTTAAGGAGATAATAAGTGCGAGTAATTTTAATAAATCCATTTGACGAGACAGTCAAAGAAGCAGTATATGGTGGAGACTATAGAGAAATCTATGATCTCATTGAGTGTAGAACCTTTACAGTTCAGATGATTGATGAAGACAATGATTTGTATTTAGATGATGAAGGATTGTTGATTGAAGGTAATCAAAGATACTTTGAATACAAAGGTCTTGGAACATTTGCAGGTAAAGGATTAATCATGGCTCATGATGATGAAGGAGATTCAAAAGCTACAACTCTTGATCTTTGGGAAGCATCATCAATGGTTGAGTTCAAGCCCGAAGGCTACAGTCAAGAACCATACATGGAGTTTAGTATTCTATCGTGAACAGTAAACAACTAAAGAAACTTCGTAAGCTAGTCAAACCTTTACAGGTTGAGTGGCTTCAATCTATATTGTCTGAAGATCAAGGCAAAACAATTACTATAGATAATGTTGAGGGACTTATGCCTGATCAAACTCATGTGTTTGGTAATCATCAAATGCATTTATCTTTTATGTCTGACAAATGGATAATGAAAATATTAAAAGACAATCCAAACATAACAACATACAAAGAACTTGAAACAATCAACGAACAACAACAACAAAAATATTTAGATAGGAGAATTTAAATGGAAGAGTACATCATGGATGTAGAAGTAGACAATGAACGAACAATATTGAAAACATTTTCTCGTACTGTGGAGGGTGCTGTAGATAACGTAGTCAAGATGAATGGGGTTCAAAAACTTTTTGCGATAGGTAATAAAAATACTTTAGAAACTTGGGAGTTTGAAGAAGACATTACCGAACTAAGAAACTTAAGAAATAAATTACCTGAAAACATTGAAGTGTTTTTTAAGGTGGGAGAAAATTAATATGGACTTTATAATGGCAATAGTAGGTGTGGTTTTTGTTGTATCAATTACAACTTTGTATATGTACTTAGTTGAGCAAAACAAAATTGAACCACATATACCTACAACAATAAATAAAATTCAACGTGGAAATTTCTGGGATGCAGAAACTAAACAATTTTATAAGTGGGATAAATTAATGGAACTAAAAAAAGTGAGGGAACAAAATGACACAATACAATGAAGCTGTTGAGAAACAAAAAGAAGTTCTTGAAATGGAAAAGAAAGCTAACTCTGTAGTCTGTATGGACATTAGATTTAAGGATGGTAAATGGACAAAACAAACTATTGACTATGCTGATGGTAGAAGAGTAACAGAGTACAGAGACAAACGCAAAGCAACAATAGTGGAGAATAGATATGAATTGGACTAAACATTTAACATACATTATAATAATTATAATTTTACAATTAGTAAATTTTCATGCTGTTGGTTTTACTAAACACAAATCAGATTGGTGTGATGGTTTTTATAACCAATACAAAGAAGGTTTATAATGGCTAAAGTAAAAATAATTAAAGGTCATGTATCTGCTACACAAGGCAGAGGTAAAAAGACCAGTCAAGGTAGAGGTAATGTTGGCTACTCTACTATGAATAAAAATACTAAAGCTAACCATAAAAAATATAGAGGGCAAGGAAAATGAAAGTAAAACATTTAAAAACTAAAACAACTATTGAACTAACACCAGAGGAAGTGCATGATTGGTGTAGATATGTTAATCAAATTGATAGTATGCTAGATAACTATTCAGAAATAAAAGATGTTTATATGTCTGATGTTTCTAACTTAGATACAATTAAGTGGAAGCTAACTAATTTGTTAAACTTAAAATGGAATAGAGATACATATAGATATATTAAAAGAGATAATAAATGATAGGTGAAGTAATAGGACTCATGTTTGTAATAGGGTTTATGTTATTCTGTTTAGTAGGCGTAGCTTTAATAGTTATGGATGATGAGAGGGATGATAAATGACAGCAAAAGAAATGACAGATAATAATTTTATAAACTTTCAAGATGATTTCTATAATCTTTTAGAAAAGTATGGAGTTGGTAAGATTGATATTGAACATCCACAGTTCAATAGTATTTGCAATCTTAGAAATAAGGTAGTAGAATTTATTGAACAAGAATTATATTCACAAGTATTAGAAAGTGGAGAAATAAAAACAGATGATCCTGATGAGTTTGATGCTTGGTTAGAGAGGAATAGCTTATGAACATATTTTATTTTGATGAGTGTCCGACTATATCAGCAGAAGCACAACCTGATAAGATGTTAGTCAAGATGCCACTAGAAACAGCACAGATGTTATGCACAGCACACCGAGAACTAGATGGTGATAAGTATGCAGATAGTGTAGGACTTTACAAACGTGCATATTGGAATCATCCTTGTACTGTATGGGCTAGAGAATCTAGCTCTAACTACTCGTGGTTATACAAACACTTCCTAGCATTAGGACTTGAGTATGAGTACAGGTATGGTAGGAAACATGCAAGTGTGATCAAGCTAGAAGAACCATTGAGTAAAATGCCTGACAACATTACACATACAAGTCTGACACCACTAGCACAGGCTATGCCTGAGGAGTATAAGAATGAGGATGCTATTGTTGCTTATCGTGATTACTGCATTAACGAAAAACACTATGCCAAATGGGAACGCAATAGAACTAAGCCTATATGGTGGACAACACAGGAGGTTGCATGAATTATA